CTGCTGGTACTGTTACACCAGTTGCTAGAGTTGGTTTAACTACTATATTTGTGCCTTCTAGTGTTATTTGTAAGTTGTTAGGAGTAAAAGAATTGATTGTTTTTGATTCAACATAAAATTGTTGTTCTTCAGTCCATGGACTAAATATATCAGTAGTATTATTAGTATATCTAGCTCTTACTTTGTATGTAGTTTGAGCAGTTAAGCCTTCTATGATTAGGCTACCTGTTTCTTTATTTGTATAATATACATTTTGTGGACTAATATCATCCATTAATCTATTAGACTCTACTATTTGAAATTGGACTTTTGTAGCAGTAATTGGTAAGTCAGAAGGATTAGAAAAACTAATTGTAGTACTAGTAGTATATGTACCTTGCGATATTTCTTTAACATCGTAATTACTACTAACTATATCCTCTATAATAGGACTTTTAGTAACAGTAGTTTTTACAATATCTATATTTTGTAGGGTTATATTTGAATTAAAATGTATATAGTCATTCAATAAATCTAGTGTATAGATACTAGGACTATAATCAACCAATGTTATTCTAGCTGTTAAATCTGAACTAGGCTCAATACTTTCAACAATTAGATCTTGAGTTACTTTATTAGTTTCGCCAATCATTACTAAATTGTCTACCACTACACCACTAAAACTAGTGGTTGTAGTTATAGAATTATAGTATCCACTAGAACCTACAGGAACTAAAGTTTTGGTTACACTTCCTTGTGTGCTAGCTGTTAAGTTATTTGTTCTTATAGTAACGCTATATGATTTAGTATTATCTAATAGAATTGCTTCTGTTAGTGTAATGGTATTACCCGATATACTTTTAATTCGTGCTGAACCTATTCCCCACAAAGGCACATCATGGGTTACTTTAACCAAATCTCCACGAGTACACACTAAGTATTCAAAATCAACATTTATTGTATATTTTTCCGGTCTTAATTTTAATTGAGCTAAATGCCATTGTGCAAAATACCTTATTTGATCAGGATTAGTTACTCCTGGTAGTTGTAGTTGCTCAAATACTTCAGCACCAACAACAGCTCTACCACTAGAACCCTGTGTAGTAAATGCTTGGCCTGTACCTGATCCCAATCCTGCTGCTACAAATGTATCTCCTACAACATAGCTTACTCCTGTGGTACCAGCTACTATATTCCAATTAGTGTTACCAAATTTTGTAATTTTATAGGTTCTACCACTTACAAAACTTCCAGCATTAACTATATATCCATCAGTTTCGCCATAACCATAATTATAAACTATTAGCTCGTCAGCTTGATATGTTTTAGTTTCGTTAGGAAAAGATACTCTAAAAGCATCTGGAATACGAACTAATGTTTTAGTGCTATCAAATCCCCAGCTATTATGTGGTGTAAAATGTTGTACTGTAAAAGTACGCTGTCTATCTATAACAACACTCCATTTACCATTGATATATGTAGGACTAGCCATTCCTGCGGCGCATATATCTCGTAATAATTCCATTAAATTATTAGTATTTGTAACAACATTATTATATGTTAGTATTGGTTGTCCATTATTTACTAAATATTGTGAGTCTGAACTAGCATTACAAAAATTATACCAACTAGAAATTGTTACCCAATCTATTTCATTATCTAATACACTATAAGTATTTGCAGTATGCTGCAATACATGCACGAACAAGCTTGCTGGATTGTTAGTTGGACCTATATTATAACTTACCGTATTTGTACCACTATTCCAGGCTATATCAATTTTACCAATAGTCTGTACTACTGCATTAATTCCTGCAATAGTTCCGTTAACTTTATTAGTACTTTGTATTTTAATAGCAGTTCTAGCTAAGTTTCTTGGTTGAGTAGCAATAACGTTTCCACTAGTATCTCGAAGTTTTCTAGCAGGTAGAGGCTTTAATGGAGGATTATCTTTACTATCATAGGCTGTAGCAACTAATAGAGATACTTTTGAAGCAATTCTATAGTCTGTTAACTGTTCAGAATCGTCATTAGTTATACGTTTAACTCTAATAGCATAAGTATTTCTTGGTATATTTTCTAATTTATATACATAATTAAATGCATCTTTACTGTTTCTATCTATAGTTATAATTTTATAACCTCTAGTAGGTAATACATTTTTTACACCATCGTATACGTATCTAATTATACATGCTACACCAGCGCTTGATTGATTGGTATTACCTACTGCTTCATTACTACTAGCTGTAATTCTTACTGTCTTAGTACCGGCAGAAATATATGTTTCCTTAGTACTATAACTACTAAAATTTCTACTTACTTCAAAAATTGGATTTGTTAAATCCCCAATATATAGTGCACCTTGATCATCGGCGGATAAATCTATTGTATATATTCCATCATAAGGAAATGTAATATTAGTTTGCTGATCAAATGTTGTAGCAGTGCTGATATTTGCTGTACCCCAAACACCGTAATCTTCTAAAAAATTGTGCCAAATAGTATCACTTCTAGTAACATTAGTTACTGATGGAAGATTAGTTCTAGCATTAAATACGGTTAATTGCGTAACTGCATTTGTACTACTATTAGTTGTACTAGTTAAACTACCACCACTAATTGTTGCCGTGTAATATGCATAAAAAACTAAGTCTGCGCTACCAGAACTATAGTCATAGCCTTGGCCTCTGTTTAAAGATGTTAACGCTAGTCCAGCTCTAGTAAAACCAGATATTCCAGTAATATGATCTACCTGACCTGTAACATTATTATCACTATCTAAAATAAAGCTGGCTACTTTTAGATATCCACTTGGTATTTGTGGTTCATATAAATAATTAACCTGTGTACCTAATAAATTTTCAAATCCGGAAGATGCTAAATGACTTTTATAATTTAAACTAGGATTGTTGCCTGCTATATCAGTTGAACATCCGGCAAATAATGTTATCGCATCACTGTTGGCTTTTAAAGCAATAGTATATTTTTGGTATATTTTGGTTGGAGTATTCCAATCATCTATAACCCAAGCTGTAGGTATAGTTGCATTAATAGTAGTATTTGCAGTTAAATAGTAGTAGTCTAAATTACTACTAATAGTTGTATCAAGATTTGGATTAGTTTGTACTTGATTTGCTGGTACTACTTCTATACCAATGCTAACACTAAAATTTGAAGTTTTTCCATCTTTAGTAGCAATTTTACGCAACCCTTCACCAAAGTTAAAAGCAACTTCAATATTAGTAGCAGGCTGTGAAAATGTTGCCGATGTCCAAGGATTACCATCGGTTGGATTGTTAACTAATTCTACCGGACTTGCTGGTAATTGTTGTAAATCCGAGGGATAGTAGCTATTAAATTTATCTGTTTCGGCTTGAGTTTCTTCAACAGTACCAAATAATGTATATGCTACTTCTGAATTACCATCAACAAGCTTGTCACTATGTAATTCAGCTAGTGGTGTAGCACCAGCACTAATACTATTAGTATCTACATGTAGTGGCCCAAATCCCCAGATTAATAATAGATGTAATAAATTTGTATTACTAAGTGTTTCTATATATGGTGTAGCACCCAATACAGCTGTTTGTCTTGTTTTACCTAATACAACCGGTATTGCGCCAAAAGGATTAGCTTGATTTTGAGTACCACTAAATAAACTTGTTCCAATAGCCTGACCTGGGTCATTAGTTGTAGGTGGACGTATTGGAAAAGCTGCATTAATTAAAATTGTACCTGCTATTTGAATAATTGCACTACCAACAGCCGCAGTTGTACCAAATGCAGCCCCTACTTTTGCAGCAAGTACTGGATCTTGACTAATTACAAATACGGCAATAGTAAGTATAATTCTAAGGCCTTGACGTCCTTGAGCAACTACTCTATAGTTTACAGTTTGATGACTCTGCAGTATAGTAGTGTCCCACTCATGCTGTGGTATAATCTTTCCATCAATTGTCAGTAAAAGTTTACTTGCTAATTTCTTGCCAATATTATACTTTTGTATAATATTTTTAGCAAATTGTGCACAGGTAGTACCGCTATTGACTACTTCTACTTTAGTAGATGCCCACTGCATTGGATTAGGTGCACCATGAATACTTATAGTATCATTGCTATGGTATCTATAAAATCCACTGAATCGACGATTCCAATTATAGTTGTCTAAACTTTCAATAGCAACATCACTACCGTCTCGGCTATGCAAAAATTTACGATTGCCAATATAAACACCAATGTGACTAGGCTGCCCTAATATTTTAAATAAGCACAGATCTCCTGTTTTAGGATTTGTAGTTAGTTGCCAGCCGTCTTTATAATAGTCAATGGCAGCTACAACTTTAGGGTCATAGCTGCCATCGTATAATTCAGTATAACTAGGTAGTTCTATATCAAATTCATTTTTATAGAACAAGCGAGCCAATCCCCAACAATCTAATCCCTCTATAGTTCTTCCGTTTTCTTTATACGGTAGTCCAATATATTTATTATAATTCATTAGAATAATCCTGGAAAATATAATGGGGTAAAAGTAAAATTAGGAAAAGGTTCGCGACTAAAACTAATCATTTCTAACTGTAGACTAATACTTTCAGAATTGTATTGAGCATTAGTTATATAAAATTTTGGAAAGCTAGCTTCTATATAGTCTGGATCACTGGCTAATATAATGTCTATTCTTACTTCTGCTGGTTTTGTTAAATGTTCTCTTATTAAATATATTGCTTGTTGAGTAACATAATTAAATGTTATACTACAATTGCCTACTCCAGTATCCTGTTCAGTAGGCAATGTAATTTGCATAGGTAAAAATATGTACTTATTAGTATTACTAATTACACCGTATATAACCTCAGATTCAGTAGTATCCCCTTCAGTCGTATTTGTTGATGCAGTTACTCCTGTTAATCGACTAGTAAAACCATCTGCTAATCGAATTGGATTAGCTAAATCAGATGGATCAGTAATAGTTACTAACATAATTACTTGTTCTTCTGTTTCTGAAGAAAACATTGCTTTAATAGCATCGGGGGATAGTGTACTTAATCTACTCATGGTAATATTTCAAATTGTAAATTTGCTTGCCAATAACCTGGCGCTCTATAAACTAATTGATAAAATTCTCCTGATCCTTGTGGTATAAGTCTACACTCTACAGTAGTACCCAATCTAGGATGAGTAAAATTAAATCTCTTAACGCCCAATAAATCGGTAGTTACAAAAGTATCCAAAGTTTGGGTTTGACTAGTAGTAAGTATAAAACTAAGATTCATAGTATTTGGTCTTTTGCCACGTAATCGTTGTTTTGCTATACCACTGTCCATTGTAGATCTTAATATGTTAATACCTACAGTTTCTGTAAAGTCTTTTTGAGGACTTTGTGGTAATGTTGCCGGCCATGTAGGGATTGCCATATTATCTCCTTGCCATTACTGGACGCGTACCATAATTATTAGTCATTGCTTGTTGTAAGTTACTATTTGAGCGAGTAAGTTCACCAGCTACCATATCTCCAACTACAACTTCTATTCTACGATTTCCGCGAGCATCTGTAGTTTCCTTTGTTTCAGCTTTAGCAGAACTATAGTTGTTTACTACTACTTCTACATTTCCACCCATTCTACCCATAGGAGTTATAGTGGCTGGACCTGTTATAAATTCTGGCCCGGCTTCTCCAACAATACCTACCTGACCAGTACCTAATGTTCCACCAGTTGCAAAAAATCCACCAAAATCCATATTACCAAATGAACTACCTGTACCAAATCCGCCACCAAATAAACTTCCAAATAAACTACCCAATAACCCACCGCCAGCTTTCATGGCTGTATTAGCTAATAGCCTTTTTACACCATCAATACCGCCGCTCATTGCAGCAACAAAACTATTAGAAAAAGCACTTTGATCTATTTTAAAATTATCCTTTAGATAATCACTTACAGTATTGATCTGAATTTCAATTGCTCTAACTTCTTCTGGACCAAATAAGGAATTACCAAAATCCTTTTTACCAGAAACAGTTATTTGGCTCTGGCCATATCCACCTTGTCCAGATATAACTGGGGCAAACGGGCCTTCTGCCATAGTAAGTGCTAAGGTAGGTCTTGGTCCTTCAGCTAGTGCTTGGGCTGCTGTCATACTTGGTAAAGGTGCCAATAATGTATCGGTGCCTGGTATTTCTAATCCGGAAGCTCTACTAATAGGCGCTGCTACTCCTTTGCCTTCTCTTAGACCAACATATTCAGAACTAATGGGTCCGACTACTTGAACATATAGTGGTTTTGTTTCTACTTGACCACGCATAGGATCTGCTTTAAAATTTATATCTTTGCTTGGGCTTGCTAAACCAAACTTACCTAATACGGTTTTGGCTAATCCCATACCTCCACCAAGTTCAGAAAATATTGCTTCTTGAGCTCGCTTAACCTCAAAACGGAGTAGATCTTCTAAGAAACTATTTACTAAATCTTTAAAGCTAAACTTACCTGTTTTTACAAAGTTAACTATGGCATCAGTCATTCTATCTATACTTTTTACAAAAGCATCTGCCCAGGCCTCTTCACGTAGTGAAAATTGATATTGTGCTTCTAGTAGTTGTTTTTGAGCATCTGCTGTAGCTTTGTATTGAGTTTCTAATAGCTGTAAACCTGATAAAGTATCTGAGTATGCTGAGATTCCTTCTATTCCTACTTGGGTAATAGTATCATTGATATCTCCGGGCCCTACAGTTTTTAAAGCGGTCTCTTTAGCCCTTTGTCTATCTTGAGCTATACCCTGTAGCTTAGTTTCTAAATCTATGTCAATTCTACTAATTTGGTTACGCTTTCGTTGTTCTCTAATTTGATCTGCAGTTAAAAGTTTATATTTTTCAGCTTGACTCAATAATTCATCATTTAGATTTAATTGATTTTGACGTAATGTATTCTGTAAAGCAAGACGCTCTTTATCAATATTTCTTTCTCTTTCAGCCCTAGTTATAGCAAGATCAGCTAATTTAAGATAATCTTCTCTTGATTGATTTTGTTGTCTTATATTTTCTTTTTGGTCAAATAATAATATATTTATATCATTTTCTTTCTTAATTCTTTCAGTTACTTCTGCAAGCTCTGCAGCCTCTTTAGATTTCTTCTTTGGATCTTTAATAGTAGATAGATAAAAATCAATAGTAGCTTGAGTAGTAGCTAAAGTTTTTAACCCTTCTTGAATTAGTTTTTGTTTTTCTACAGTAGCTAATTTTATTAATGCATCAGATTTATCTCTAATACCTTGTTCTGTACCATCAATTATTGCTACTAAATCTTGATTTAAGAAACCGAGTGTTTGAGTTAAAGCTTTTATTCTATCATCATACGATAATGTTATAGACTGCATCTGCTTTTCAAAATCTGTTGTTGCTATTTTGATAGTTTTTTGCTGTGCATTTAAAGCACCTTTTAGTCTGCGCTCTAATAAAGCAAATATTGCGGGATTTTCTTTAGCTGCTGCTCTTAGTTCCTCTATAGTTCCACTTTGAAATAGTTCTTCTGCTCTACCGGCTTGACCTATTCTACCTGATAGTTTTATTGCTACAGGAACATTTTCTGCAGTTTTCTCTAAATTCTTTAATGTTTCTATATCAGCTAATCTTTGAATCTGTATTCTTAATAAGTCTTGAGAAGCCGCTAGTTGTTCTTGACTACTAAGCAATTTATACTCAACATCTATAGCTTCTTTTGCTAATCTGTTACCAATATCTATACCGGCTTGACTTTGAATTGGTAGCTTACTTATAATAGCTTTTTGTTGGTCTATAATTGTCTGCTGTAATTTTAATCTAAAAGATGCCATGGCTTTATCTATCATGCCTATGGTACTTTGTAGTATTAAATCTTGAGTAGCATTAGCTATTTCTCGCATTTGCTGGCGGAGTTTGTCCGTCTCACTTCTAGCAGTATTTAATATGCTTAAAGTTTTATCTAAACTTTTTTCTAATTCCGTAGTATCAGCACTAAGTATTCCACCTTCTACACCAGTACTTGCAGATGCTTGAAGCTGCAATATTTTATCGTTTAGTTTGTCAATTTCTTTTTGCGCGTCATCACCTATACTAACAAGTGCATTATATCTAGGTGCTATTTTTTCAAACGCCTGAACTTGCTTTGCTATTTCAAGAGCTACGCTAGGGTCGAACATACTAAGATCGACTTTAGACAGTTTTTCAAGAGCACCTAATTGGCTATTAAAATTTACTTCACTTAATGCTTTGCTTAGCTCATAACTAGATTGTATTGCGCTTCTGAAAAACTGTGCTACGGGGCTACTATCTTTTAGACTATTTTGAAAAGTTTGTTGTGCTTTATTAGTATTTTCAAAACTAGCTTGTAGTCCCTTTAAATATACTGTACTGTCTTGAAATTTTTTATTTAACTCGTCCTGATCTTTAGATAGCTGTTTCATAGCTTTTCTAAAATCTTCTTGATTCATGGTACTTAAAGCTTCAGTAAATGAATCTGCATCAAGACGCAATCCGCTAAGTTTTAATGTTTTAGCAAATTTTTGTTTTAAAGCTTCGCGCATAGGGCCTTCTGGAACATTTGCTATAGCTGCTTCTAGCCCTTTACCTATTGACTGAGCGCTGCTTTCCTGTAAACTATCTACGCCAGGTAGTAAATCTTTTAATTTATCAAAAACAGCTGTCCAATAATTTTCTTTCTTAATTACATTGTCAAAATCTTTAGATACTTGTTTAAGAGATTCGCTTAAACCATCAAATGCATTGGCTCTAGCTATAATCGCATCTCCAGTAATACTTTCTGTGTATTTTTTATCTACATCTATAGCAGTTTTTGTAGTTTCATTTAACATGTCTAATGACTTGTTTAAAGTATCTACTTCTTTAGCATTTTTTGTAAATATAGCATCTAAAACCTCAAATACTGCTATTCCAGTTCCTACTATAAAAAATATTCTACTAAAGGCACTCATTAATATTTCAGCACCTCTTACAATGGCACTAAATGATCCTAAAGCTATTGTTTTAAATTTTCCTATTTTGCTTAAATCACTAGTAGCGGCAGTATCTTTATATAATTCCCCAATTGCTCCGCCAACGCCAAGTACGTCAACTCGTTCACTAACTTTACTACGCATTTCTAAACTAGTAGCTTTTTCGCGCGCATTTGCTAACATTTGTTCACGCTGCCATAACTGGCTGCCAAATTTAGCTTCTTTGTCCATAAGCTGACCAGTTGTCATATGCGCTTGATTTAAGCGCGCACGAGTATTCTTAATCTGCTCATCTAGAGTAAGCATTTGCTTTTTGGCGGCTACATTTTCTAATACGTCTTGTTTAGTACTATTCTCATACTTTGCAATATCTTTTGCTATTTTAACTCGCTGGCTTTCTGTTAGTTCTTTAGCTCCGGTAATTTCTGCAAAAGATTTTGATCCTAGTGTTCTTTGATCTTTTGTGCTTTTTCTAAGTCTATCTTGGGCTGCCTTTAACTCTTGTTCTAATTTTGGTATTCCTGCATTTTCTGCTGCTTTTTGGTAAAATACTTCTTGAAAAGCGTTATTTGTTTGTGCCATTTGATCTTTGGCAGTAGCAGCAGCGTCTTTTAATCCTTTTTGCCATTGACCTAATGCTGGCAAGGCCTGTTTAGTAATCTGCAAAGCAGCAAAAGCTATGGCTGCTCCAATTAGTTTAGTATTATCCGCTAGTATTCCTGCAACTGGTGCTATTACAGCATTTACAGTACTTAATATAGTTTGTGCTACGTCTTTTAAACTAGCTAATAATCTGTCATATGGATTTCCAGCTTGAGCTATTTCCCCAAACTTTTGCGTACCTTCAGCTAATACAGCATTAGCAAATGCTTGACGACGTTCAAAATCAGTTAATTCTGATTCTGTTTTTCCGACTTTACGAGCATACTCTTCGGCCGCTTTACCTGTTTTAGTAAATAATCCTAATTCATCTAATAGTTCAGGCTCTAGTTTTGTAATACCGCGTGTTAGTCGGCTAACAGCATCAGCAGTATCTAAACCTAAAGCATCTGCAGCACTCTTTGCTACTTTACCTAGCTGTAAAAATTGGCTACTACTCAATCCACTACTAACTGCTTTGGCAGTTGCCTGCATAGATTCTCTAAAGCTAAGTGCTCCGCCAGTAACATTAGTAAATTCTTTAGCTAGCCCGCCCATAGCTACGCCGCTCTTAGCACTTAACTGCTCTAAGCCGCTAATCATAATGTCAGTTTGCATAGCCTGTCTAAGCGCAGTAAATGCGCGTTCTACTGCAAATATATTAGCAGCATAAATAGCATACAGACGAATTAATCCACCCAATCCACGAGATTGGTCAGCAAAATCCCGACTAGTACCGCCTGCGGCTTGTCCTGCTCCACGAGCTTGATTATATTCACCAACTTCACCGCTAAAACCTGCACGACGCATAGCCTGTTGTCCAGTTTTTGTTCCGCGCATTAAATTCTGAGAGCGCTCTAGCTCTTGATTTAGCTTCTTAGCATCATTTGTGCGACCTTGCAAAGTGTTGCCTTGGTCTTGCACGCTAAGATTAATATCTATTCGATTACCTGCCATAGTAGCTCCAGGTGGATTTTACTTTATTCGCCGATTTTATGCGAGATTACACCAATTATAACATAAGGGCAATAAAATGTCAATAGTAAAAATTTTAAGTAATAAAAAACCCGCTAGTACTTAGTAATAGCGGGTTTTTGCTGCTCTCGTTTTTTAGTTATCTCACTAGACCTTATTCCATCTATGAGTTTTATGAACTGTAGTATTAACTTCTCATCACTAGGATCTATTTCAGTATATTTAAATATATATTCTAAACCGTTTAAGTTTTTTCCTAGATATAATCCATTAAATCCTTCCCAATTATCTTGCAACATGCGATAGACTAAAAAAGCTTGCTGTAGTATTAGCGGCATATCGTCTAATTCAATGGGTATTTCACTTTCTATTGGTTCACTACCCATTATCTCGCACATCTCAAAGTATCTATCTTTTGTCATAGATACTTGTTGATTTTGAAAATAGTTTTGTATTAATAAATCTACTTTTTCAAGCTGTTCTTCGAAAAGTTTCCCAAGTCGCCTACTTGCTC